AACTTCCATCTTCTATCTTCACAGAACTGTTGAGCAGCTTTCCATTTAGCTTGGTTAATTCCGTATGTCTTAACTTCTTTTAAATATCGTCTACTTACTCTGCCCGATGGTGTGTTGTTCTTTTTTGTAATATCTGGTTCTTTTGTTTGTGCAGCTGGTTTGACCTCAATGACAACACAAGAGCCATCTTTCTTCTTCACCCAAAAATCTGGAAAGTATCTATGGTATTTACCATCAATAGGGCTCTTATACGGTATAAAAAACTCTTCGCTCGACCACTTAACGATGTCGGGGTGGGAGTCTAAATAAGACATGAGCTTTAGTTCCCACAAACTTCTATAAATAATATTTGTGGGATCGCCTTTATATTTTGCAGGTCGTTTAGGACTAAATTTACCTTTATAACTCATAGGACTATTTATAACAATGGCATTAAAGTTTAATTCAAGATCAGTATCAAGCCCAGCACCTGCATCAAAAGTGGCAAATAATAAAGCAAAGATCAACGGTTCTAATACAACTGATTTAGTGTTTCCAGATAATCTTCCGGAACAATATAGAATGATAATCTTTTCGAAAAAATACAGTTATAATAGAGAGTCTGGTAAAGAGTACAGCACACAAAACATTTATAACTTTCCATTACCAGAAGGTCTTGTTGATAATACTACTCTTCAATATCAAGATGCAACTCTTGGGGCGAAAGGAATGATTGGTGCTGCAGCAGGTGATGTATTTGGTAAATTGTCTGGAGCAGGTAGTATTGGTGAAGGATTGGGTATAGCTGGGCAAATAGCTTCACAAGGTGCTAGCACTCTTAAAAATGCAACAGCAACTGATGCCAAACAAGCAGCTGTTGTGGGCGCACAGGTAGTTGGAGACAGTATGAAAAAATTTGGTGGCATTGGTGGTGATGTTGGCCAAATGGTAGGAGCTTATTTTGGTACTATTCCAAACCCAAACATTACTGCGTTTTTTAAAGGTGTTGGACTAAAGAGCTATACATTCAATTGGAAATTCTATCCACAAAGTAGAAAAGAAGCAGCAATGATTCAAACTATGTTGTATAAATTCAGAGCTGATGCAATGCCTGGTAGAGTTCTTAACGGATTGGGTCTAACATATCCTAACGAATTTCACATAAGAGCAGTTACTAAAGGTAACGAAAATACAACACTTTTCAAACCTGCATTTTGTACTGGTATTAATGTAAATTTTGCACCTGGAGGAAACGCTTTTGGTGAAGATGGCCGGCCAATTGGATATGCTGTATCATTAGCGTTTAAAGAAATTGATCCTTGGTCAAAAGAAGATTATGAAAATGTTAATATCGATTTGGGTTCCGGGAGTCCAGCTGAACGGTTTAGTGGAAGCAATGATGTTATTGATCCAGGAGTTGAATAATGTTATATACTTTCTTACCAACCACCACTTTTAAACAACAGACAATAATTGATATTACTAAAAGTGTTAAATTGTCAGAAATAATGAAAAAAAGTAACTTTGCATTTGTTGGTTTAAGTGTGCCTGAAGGTGATAGTCCAGAAACGGTTGCTTTTGATTATTATGAAGATGCAAGTCTTGCTTGGCTAGTTTTACTTGCTAATCAAACTATCGATCCATACTACCAATGGCCGATCAGCCAACTTGATTTTAGAAAATGGATGGTAAAAAAATACGGTAGTCTTGAACTTTCACAGTCTACAATATTGTTTTACGAGCATAAAACTAAAAACATTACAATATCTAAAGACACATACGATCATAGTGCTACTTTAGATTATATAAATGCTGGAGACTATAGTGCTGTTTATGCATATGATTACTATGACAGAATTAATGATAACAATAGACATATTGTGTTAGTTAGCATTGATAATATTCCAACAGTAGTATCAGAACTAGAAAACATATTTGGTGACTAATGGCGACTTCTAATGAGTTAATGAAAGCGGGTGTTCTTGATCTGCAAGAAGTCACATTATGTGTTCTTGGTAAAGATGGTATGAAATCATTTGTCCCAATTATGGATCAAGTATCTAGCTTCATTCTTACACAAAGTCTTTTTGAACAAAGTGTTGTTTGTCAATTTGAGATTATTGATTCTGTTGGTCATGCAACAAGATTCAATAAAAGTGGTTATCAAGGTCAAGAGTTTATTTCATTAAAATGTAAAAAACCTGGTGAAGATGGCAAACAAATTGATCTTCAATTTTGGGCTTATAGTATTGATGAAGCTGGTACCAATGCAAAGAATGATACTGCATCATATAGTATTTTATGCGCCACAAAAGAAAAGTTAATTAGTACTTATTCTGAGGTAAATCAATCATATTCTGGAACATACTCTTCGGCTGCAAAATCAATTTTTGACAATTATATTAATCAAGATAGTAGAAAAAAGAAATTTTTTAAAAAATACGATGGGTTTACATTTAGAGAACGTAAACTAGATCTTCATGAGTCTATTGTTGAAAACCAATTTATTATTCCAGGTAAGCAACCTTTTGATGCAATTCAGATGTGTGCAAGGAGATGCATTGGTAGAAAAGGGTCAAATGTTAAAGCATCCAACATTTTTATTTTTTATGAAACTGTAGATGGTTATAATTTTCATTGTATTGATGATCTTATAAAAGATGGTATAGCTGGTCATCCTAATCCAGATCTTACATTCGAATATGAACCAATGAGAGATAAAAAAGATGGTGAAGTTTCAGGTAAAAGATTTGATAGAAAAATTAGAGATTTAATCTCTCTTAAAACTTCTGATACATTAATGAATGGAAATGGTGGTGTTTTTCAAAACACTGTTCTTTCAATTGACACTGTAGGTAAAACTTATAAAAAACAAATTTTTGATTATAACACACAATTTGATAATCTTACACATCTTGGAAACAAGCCTTTGGTTGATAACGAATATATAGAAAATTTTGCACAACCGAATTACGAACACGTATACTACAAAGATTCAACAAAACAAAATCAATACTTTGAAAATGTAATTGGTACAGGCCTTCCGTTTATAACACATTTACACAATCTTCAATTAACCTTTGTTATAGAAGGTGATACTACTATAGTTCCAGGTATGGTATTAGATATAAAATTACCAGAGTTTTCAGCAATTAATAGTAATCCAACTGAGAGACTAGGATCTAAGTATAGTGGGTTTTGGTTAGTGTCAACAGTTACACATGAATATACAAGAGATGCATTCTTCACTACAATATCATGTCTTAAAGATAGTATATCAGAAGCGATAGGAAAGAAATAATGTCTATAGAATATTCAAAATCCTTTGTGCATTTTCAGGGCGTTGTTGAAGATAGAAACGATCCTTTAAACATCGGAAGAGTAAGAGTAAGATGTTTTGGAGTTCATACAGAAGATAAGTCAAAAGTTCCAACAGATCAATTACCATGGGCTCAACCAGTAATGCCATTTAACAGCGCTTCAATAAGTGGTATTGGTGTAAGTCCAACAGGACCTGTTGAAGGCACTTGGGTGTTTGGGTTGTTTTTGGATGGTCAAGAATTACAACAACCTATTATTTTGGGTACATTAGTTGGTATCCCAACAGAAAAAATTCCCTCCTCAACTGGATTCTCTGATCCACTTGGAATTTATCCAAAAGAAAAATATCTTAAACAATCTGATGTTAATAAACTAGCAAGAGGTGAAGCGGCTTGGGGTGAAGAATCATTAGCTATTAAAGTAAGAGATAGAGTTGTTGATGTTCCAACAGCTGTTCCTCCTACTGCAAAATCAGTTAGAGATCTAGATGGTCCTGTAAAACCAAGTACTACTAAAAATAATTTCGGAGAACCAGAAGATTTTTATTACAGAAATAGATGGAACGAACCTTTTCCGAGAACAGGTGGTAAGACAGGTTTAGCTGCACCAGACACTTGTTTTGTAGACGATGATGGTTTAGAGCAGCCATGGCAAAAAAAGAAAGTTGGTACAGCACCAAAGAGATCAGTATATCCTTACAATCACGCTTATACAACTGAGTCTGGTCATGTTATGGAATATGATGATACGCCAGGTGGCGAGAGAATTCATCAATTTCATAAAAAAGGTACATTCTATGAAATTCAACCAGATGGATCTAAAGTAACGAAAGTGGTTGGTGATAACTACGAGATATATCTTAAAGGTAATCATGTTGTTGTTGAAGGCAATATGAATCTTACTGTTAAAGGTGATGTAAGACTATTTGTTGAAAAAAATATGTACCAAGAAGTCAAGGGTGATTACCATCTAAGAGTTGATGGTGATATGGTTACTAAAATTAGAGGTAATGAACAAAAGGTTATTCTTACTGATAAAGCTACACAAATTAATGGCAATGAAAGAAAAAGAATAACAAAGAACTATCAAAAAACCATTGAAGGAACGAACGAAGAAAAGATTGTTGGTACTTCAAACACGTCAATATCTTCCAATGTGTTTGTTAATATTGATGGATGGAAAAGAGAAACGATTGGTGGTTCTCTTACTATGTTTACAGGTGGTAATACTAACCTGATTGTTGGCTCTACAGCTAATGCTGCTAAAGGAACTCCTGGTGTTACAGATATTAATAGAGTTGCATCTAATACAGGTAGATTGACTATTAAGACTACATCGAATGTTAACATTCAAACAGCAGCAAGTTTTAATCTTGATACTGATGCGGAAATGGATCTTAACATTGGTACTAATTATGACTTAACAACTGGAGGCACATACAAAAAGAAAATCGCTGGTGCTGCCCATGAAACTTTCTCAAGCACATATGTTGTTAAATATGTTGGACAAAATGAATTTGATCATGCTGGCGTTTGGAAAGAAATGACAGGTGCTGATAAGTACAACAGGCATAAGGCTGGAGTTGACTATAGTTGTCCTTCTGATCCATCAAGAACAAGTGATAATAATTGTGATGATCTTGCAACACCTGCAGCGCCAAGTCATTAGGAGTAATAAATGGTTGCTTTTCCAGATCCAACAGCATTAATTAATAGTTTAAAAGATACAGGCCAAGATATTGAGTTATTGAAGATCAAAGATACTTTAGCAGCTAAAGCAAGTGAAGTTGCAAATTTGGATGTGTCTAGTTTAACTCCTGCGCAGTTAGAAGTTACTATGTCTGGAGCTCAAGAGGCTGTACAAGGTTCTATGAATAGTTTGTTTGCAAAAGCAAATCAACTTAAACCTGATTTGATATCAATGCAAGAAGAGATTGCAAACTCTTTGGGGGGAGTTGCAACGCAACTTGGTGACCAATTAAACGATGCAATAGCGAGTACAGGTAATTCTCTAAGTGGATTGACAGATAAGTTCCAGGCAAGTTTTGAGTTACCAAATTTAAATGGCTTGGATGCGGGTATACAATCCTTAGCAAATGATTTAACATCAGCTGCTAAGGATGTAGGAAATTTATTAGCTGATCCTATTTCAGGTGCTTTGAGTCAGGCTAAAAAGTTAAACTTTCCTGTTGAGCTTTCTGCTGATATTGGTTTACCAACGGGTGCAGATTTTGGTAAACTAATTCCAAACATTCAATTTAAAAAGGAAGCCATATTTGATGATGATGGTATTCAAATTGGTGAAAAAATCGTCGCATTAAAACTAGGAACACCAGCGACTGCACCGGTGGCTGATGATACTGATGATTCTGAGCCAGATGAAATTGAATTGCAAAGTATGGCTCCTGTTAAAAGTAATCCTATATTTGGTGATAATGGTTTATTAATGTCGGCTGGAAGATCAGTGATAAATACTTTTAAAGAAGCAATACCTACAGCTGTTTCTTTTGATGAAAGTACTGGAGAAAACATTGTTTGGGAGAAGGTTGAGGGACCGGACGGTGAAGAAATTACAGCTAGTGGTTATGCAAGTTTTGCTGAATTTGAAGCTGCATACAAAGAAGGAAGAAAGGCAGCTGCTGGTAAAATAAAGGAAGCAGTTGGAGGGTTAAACCAATCTGTGGGACAATTTAGTAAGTTAGCTCAAGATGCTGCAAAAACATTAGGAAATGTGAAAGAAGGAGAATTCAAAGTACCATTACCACCACCAGGATTCAATCCAACCATAGCTAGAAAGATTGGTATTGATACTATAACAGGAGCACCTGTTAACATTGAACAAGTACCAGCTTTAAGAGATATTGAAGTGGATGCTGATGGTGTTCCAACAGAAGAGGTAAGAGACGATCAAGGTATTGTAGTTCCTCCAGGTTCTAAGGCTAAAGATTTCATACAGCAAGCTAGAGAAAAGGTACAACAGGACTTTGGTCAATTTACAAAAGCATTAAACAGTTTGTCAAAAGGAAAGCCACCATCACTACCTAGTAGCGTAAGGCCTCCTTCAAGTTTTAACAAGTTATAAAAACGAGTTACCAAAAATGAGTAAAGTAGCACAAGTAACAGAAATAACAAGAAGAATTGAAAAGTATTCCGACTTTTTTGCTGACTTTAGTGTACACCCTGTCACGGGTCAGTTAAATAAAAAAATAAATGAAGAAGCTGTAAAACAATCAGTAAGAAATTTGCTACTTACGGACAAATATGAAAGACCCTTTCATCCCGAAATAGGTTCTAATCTAAGAGCAATATTATTTGAGAACATGACGCCTGGTATCAAACCGGTTATGGATGAATACATTAGTGACGTTATAAATAACTACGAACCTAGAGCTAATTTAATTGCAACAAATTTGTCATTTGATAATGATTTAAACTCTGTTAATGTTGAAGTAACTTTTGGAGTTATTGAAACCGAAGATGTTGTAACCGTACGTGTAGTATTAACGAGGAATAGATAAATGGCAGCAAATACTGAGTTCTCGGTAGCCAACTTAGAATTTGATTCAATCAAGAGTAACTTGATTACTTTTATGCGTGGTCAAGCAGTTTTTGCTGATTATGATTTTACAGGATCAAGTTTAAACGTGTTGATGGATCTCTTATCATACAATACGTATTACAACAACGTGTATCTTAATCATGTTGCATCAGAAATGTTCCTTGATAGTGCTCAATTGAGAGATAGTGTTTATTCAATTGCAAAATCTCTAAACTACTTACCGAGATCATATAGGAGCTCTGTTGCTTACATTAACATTGATGTTAACCCAGTAACAAATCCACATCAGATTACTATTCCTAGGCTTACTTCATTTACATCTAAAGTAGGTGACAACACATATTCCTTCTCTACAAATGCTGATATAGTTGTTTATGCTAATAATGGGTATGTTGCTAGTAATGTTGCAATTTACGAAGGTGAAATTGTACAGGAAGCATTTTTAGTATCAAACACTAATTCAACATCAAACACACAACAGTTTTATATTAACAACTTTGATGTTGATATTGCAAGTTTGACAGTCAAAGTAAGAGCTTCAAATACAGATAGTACAAATAGTGAGTATACGAGAGCAAACACTTTATTTGGATTGACGGGCACATCTAACATATATTTCATTGAACCTTCTACTAATGGTAGTTATAAAGTTGTCTTTGGTAATGGTACATTTGGAAGAAGACTTGCAAATAATAATCTTGTTGAATTGAACTATAGATTATCAAGTGGAACTGATCCTAATGGTGCTAATAGTTTTTCTGCAGATACTGTTGCAGGTCATCCAGCAGCAATTTCACTTGTAACAAAAGCATTGAACGGTGACGTTTTCCAAAACCTCGATGATATTAAATTTTCTGCACCAAGAGCGTTGGCAACCCAAGAAAGAGCTGTTACAACAAATGATTACGAAACTCTAATTTTAAATGAGTTTGGTGATATTACATCAGCGTTTGTGTTTGGTGGTGATGAAGAAGTCACTCCTCAGTTTGGTGTTGTTAAGGCAGCATTAAGAAGTCAATCTTATGATGTTATACCAACAACATTAAAACAACAAATTATTAATTTTATTAAACCAAAAATGCCTATTGGTATGAGATTAGATGTGAAAGATCCAAAGTTTATAAACATTGAGGTTAAGAGTACAGTTAGATACAATAAAAATGCAACACAAAAAACACCTTCGGCAATTCAATCTTTAGTTGAAAGCACCGTTGTTAATTTTAACAACACTAATTTAGATCAGTTCTTCAAAACATTCAGATTAAGTAAACTGATGAAAGATATTGATGCAACAGATCCATCAATACTTAGCAACTCAACAGCAATAAGAGTTGTAAAAGAAATATCACCAAG